AGTTAATGCAGAGAATGGATCAGTAATACAAGGTAGTGCTAATGACGTTACAGTTTTACAGGCACAAGGTAAGTTAAATGATTTATCTCTAGCTAACAATACTATCGACAGAATAGAAAACAGATTGTCGTTTGCCTTCCTTCTTAATAGTGCAGTACAACGTCCAGCAGAAAGGGTAACAGCAGAAGAGATAAGATACAGTAGTCAAGAATTAGAAGCTTCTCTTGGAGGCTTGTACTCACAGCTGACTCAAGAACTACAGCTACCTCTAGTTAAACGATTAGTATTTATATTACAGAAAACAAATAAAGTTCCTGACTTTCCGAAAGGAGAAGATGGAGAAAGTTTAATACATCCTAAACCTATTACTGGTATGGAAGCTATAGGTAGAGGAGATGATAGAAATAAATTATTAGAGTTTATCGAAGCATCAAGAAATGCTTTAGGCCCAGAGGTCTTAACACAATATATAAATATGGAGGAAGCATTAAGAAGACTAGCAGCAAGTAGTTCTATTGATACGACTAACCTAGTTAAGACTCCAGAGCAATTACAAAAAGAAGCAGATGATTTAGCAGCTGCAAACGAGAAGATGCAAGAACAGGAGATGATGAGTAAGATGATACAAAGCCCAGCAGCAGGGAAACTTGCTGACAACTTTACTAAACAAGGAGCACCTTATGGCCCTCAATTCCAAGAAGGAGGAGAAAACCCCTCAGATGGAGAAAACCTCAAAGTTCCAAACCTCAATGCAAGTGGACTCCCAGCCACCAGTTGATGATGGCCCAAGAGAAATAGTCATCACACCAGAAATGGTACAAGAACTTAATAATTAATTCCTATGCCTGATCCAATTACAATCACACAAGACGCTACTCCTCCAGTACAAGAGGAAGTAATTGCTAACCTTGAAGCAGAAGCAGCCGAACTCCAGAAGGAAGGTAACTTACCTAAAGGAGAAGAATTAATTGGAGGAGAGTTTAAGACTCAAGAAGATTTGCTTGCAGCTTATAACGAACTTAAAGCACAAAGCGAACAATCTGCTCCAGAACCAGTAGGAACAGCCCAAGAAATTTATGGAGAAGCAGTAGGTAACTTACTTGAGCAGGGTAATGTTGACTACGTTTCTATGAACGAGTACTGGCAACAGAAGGGAGAAATAACAGATGCTCACTATAAAGAGTTAGAGCAAGCTGGCTTTCCTAGATCTTTAGTTGACTCACATTTAAATGGATTGAGAAGCGAAGCTGCTGCTACTGAGAAAGATATACTGGCTATTCGTAATAGTTATGGCGAAGAAAACTTTGCCAATATGCAGCAATGGGCTGGTCAAAATTTAACTGACGCTGAGAAAGCAGCGTATTCTGCTGGCATTAACAGCGGTAATATTGAACAGATTAAATTAACTGTTGAAGGATTACATTCAAGATACGTTGCAAGCGTAGGTCAAGAGCCTAACTTACTATCAGGTCGCCCTGCATCTGGAGGAAGTGATGTATTTGAAAGTACTGCACAATTAGAAGAGGCAATGAATGATCCTCGATACAGAAAAGATCCAGCCTTTAGATCAAAGGTAGAAGAAAAGTTAGGTAGATCTAGTATCTTTTAATATTCAGCAGATGATTCAAAATCATACGCATACAATATTCCACTTTCAGCAGAGGCAAAACCAGTTACACCATAAGGATATTTATTACCATTAGTAAATTCTTTTTTATTTGATCCACTATTCAAACCTACGTTAAAGGTGTCTTCGTAATCAGAACTATGTGATTGAAACTTTTGAGCGTGTTTACCTGATGGATCATTGTCGTGGTAATAATCTATTGGATTAATACGCATTTCTGTAGGTCGCATTAAAGTTTGTACTCTAAGTGCGTATGTATCAGCTACCTTATGACCCCATGCGTGTATTGCAAAAGGGTTTGAAGCAGATGGTTTTTGAAAGAAATACTCGCAATCATGTAAGTATTCGCCATAGGATCTAAACTCAAATGGTGTAGCGTACTGACCCATTTCTACTTGTAGTAAAGCAATACCAAATTTATCTCCAGAACTAAACGCACCAAGAGTAGCATTAGATCTTTTAGTATCATTCCTAGCAGCCCAAGTAGTTTGTCCTCCACCACTTGAGTAATCGCTTCCAGCAGTTAACCAAAACTCGATAGCCATTACAGCATTTATTGAAACACTAAACTGATCTGATGTATCTCCAGCAAAAGTTACACTTTTATACTCCCAAGTGTCGGCAGTACTAATAGTAACTGATGTATTTATCTGTCTGTCTTGTGAATAGTTACGAAGATTAATACCAAAGCTACCAGTTTTTGAACATCTAACCCAAAAAGAAATAGTTATAGGTCTTGCGTTTGCTGTTCCATATAATAATCTAGCTGCTTCCATACCATTCCACATAAAGTTTAAAAACGTATAGGCAGTAGTACCAGTAGAGCTTGCTGAATCACAATGTAATTCATAAGAATAACAAGCACCAGCTTGTGTTCTTGGAGAGTCGTTTTCGTTCTTTTGTTTTGCTGTATAAGTTCCTGTGTTCTTAACTACTTGAACATGATCTGGCCCACCATAACCTAAGTTGTTTGCTCCATTATCTCTGTTAGCATTTGGGTCACGATCCCCCCTTTGGGCTATCATAAATTCTCCATTTATGAACATATTTCTACGACCAGTAGCGTATGTAACTGGTACGATAACACCTTTAACAATGCCTGTAGTTTGTATGTCCTGTGCTGCAAAGTTTGGATCTATTTTTGATCCAGCTATAGCTGCACTTGCGTTAATATCTGCGTTAACTACATCTAAGTTTGCGAGCTTAGATTTAGAAATAGCTGCACTTGAATTTATATTAGAATTTAAAATACAACCATCAGCAATTTTTTGTTGATCTACGGCATCGTCTTGTATAGCATTAGTGTCAACAGAATTGTCGGCTAGTTCACTAGCTTCTATTTGATTCGCAGGGATTTTTGCTTTTGTTATAGCATCATCCTTAACACCATCAGTAGAAATTTTAGTTAATCCCATTTACTCAAGAATTGCTGCAATTTCAGCGTCTGTCATGCCTAGCTTTTTATAGGCAGATGTTTTAGTTGCTTTTGCATCTGCCTCTGCTGTTTCTAATTCTGCTTTTTTAGCTAAGACTTCATCCCAAGTAGGAGCAGTACCAGTAAATACTGTGTCATTTTTAACTTCTTCATTGTCTGCTGTCTTGCAAGAACTTACACCTAAAGGTGTTAAGTTAGCGTACTCTGTTGCGTTTGTAGGTGGTTGACCTTTGTAGCCTACAAAATTTGTAAATGCGTAAAAAGCATCATCTATAGTTTTTGCCATTATGCTGCAAACTCCATGATAATTAAGTTAGTTGTGTGATTAGCTGGTAAACGAGAATCATCTCCATTGTTAGGATTATGAACTACACCAGTACGATTGTTAGAGTTGTCGTTAGCGTGTTCTCTCCATATCATTTGTTTAGTACCTGATGAATTTTCGCCTGTAAAATACCACAAACCATGACCCATAAATCTATGTGCTTGTCCAACATAATTATAACCACTTCTCCCTTCATCTTGAATAGATAATGTACCCCCTGATGGGCCGTAATAAAGTAAATATCTAATTTCTCCAGATGAATCTCCTCTCCAAATTCCCTGACCCCATACAACAAATTTAGAGCTAGCAGCTACTTGTGTAAAAGTACCAGAAACCATATCATATGTACCTTGGCTACTTCGTGCAGTTCTAGTATGGTTAGTTAATTCAGAAACATTTAAAAGTTTACCAGCAGTTCCCCAAGATGCGTTTGTTCCGTCAGTAATAAGTGCTTTGCCTGCGTTACCAGATTGAGAAGGTATAGGATCTACTACACCTTTTGCTACTAAGTTCCAAGATGCGTGTATAGAACCACCACTAGCTGGTGCATTACCTGTGGAGTTAGCAACGCAAATATACGTTGAAGTTATGTTCTGGTCTGTATGTGATACTAAATCGTCAACTGTATAAGCAGTTGAGTTATTGTAAGTACCTCGCCAAACCTGTTTAATTTTTCCTAGATCAATAGTAGCCATAATTAAATAGTTGCGATTAGCCTGCCACTTGCATTTAAGCTAAAAGTAAAACCAGTAGCTGCAAAAACTACTTCTTCAAATGCATCATAAACTGTTCCAGATATATTGTCCACACCGCCATTGGTAGATGTCACGATTAAATGTCCATTGCTATCTGTATTAAAACCATA